TATGAATTGTTGCATTATTTAATTCCTTTCATACAAGTTTTACAATAACTAGCTGCGTAACACCAACCACCACAATTAACGCACCTTGATATAAGTTCTAACATACGCTTTCACCCACTCCCAAATCTGCATAATACCAAGAGTAAGTATCCCACCAATTAACAAACTAATAACAGCTTCTCTACCTAAAGGTGTTCCCATTTATTGCCCCTGTCTTGACTTAGTGTTTTTTTTCTACTATCTTTCTTGCTTCTTCCATATCATCACGATTATGAAAGTTTGATGCCTTGTTAAGTAAGTCTTGTGAAATTGAGAGTCTCAAGACTTGCTCAAGCTTGTATACGTCTTGTGGTTTCATTCGCCCCCCTTTCTTAGTCTTATTGTCGCATAAATAACACTAATAACACCAGAAACACACCAACAAATGCCGTAAATACTTCCACTTATTTTACCCCCATTTTCTTTGAACATTGTGGGAACGCTTTTTCAAATCCTTGCTTTTGTACGAGCTTCTGTGCGCGTAGGAGTTGTTCACGCACAGATGCCCGAGCAGGGTCACCAGTTCCCCCGACATAACCCCAACTTCGCGAATCAAATTGAAACAAGCCTCTATATTTGCCTGTTCTGTTAATCGCTTCTGGATTTAATGACGACTCACAAACGGCTATTTTCCGATAGTCGCTTGGTAGTAGCTCAACGTCACTAAAATATGGGTTCATTAAAAGTATCTCTAAAATTGGTCTGTCTTCCAATCTGCAGCTGCCATTTCAGCCTGTTCGTGGCTTGATGGAAGTCTAGAAGCGTTTAACCAAGCACTAAGGTTATCTGCCAATTGTTGTTGATTATCTAATTGGTTTTTAACAATTGTGTATGGTGCAAATTCTAGCTTAGAAAACTCCTGTTCCTTACTTAGGAATTGCAGATATTTCAGTAGTTTCTCTTTATCCCAGTCAGTATAGATACGTTTACATAAAGAATGCAAGAAGTTTATTTGCTTCTCTGTAGCGACTCTATAAGACCCAAAATATGACATTTCTAGGCCTTGCCCTTGTCCAGATACAGGCGCAGGGGTTTCTTGGCTAATTTTGCCCTCTACGGCCTTTTTAAGGCTATCTGGTGGGGTTTGCCAAGGGTCATTTTCTGGGTTCACGTTACGTTGCACTTCCTCTCGGCTAGCAATACCCTTAGTCACAGCAATACCAAGGGCTGCAATAGCACGACCCCAAGCACTTGTTTCAAGGGTCATCATTTCAGCACCTTTAGCAAAACCTCTAGCTGGTACACGTTCCCAAGCCCAGCCACTTGCGTACGCCATTTTGTCGCGTTCAGGGTAAGCAAACGCTTCACCATAAATGTATGTTTCGCCGTTAAACTCCAGAACACCCTTGTATTGAAAATGCAAAGTGCCCTCTGGGAATTTGTCGTAAAACATTTGAATACGGTCTTTAACTTCTATGTAATTCTTTAAATAATCCACTTAGTTAACTCCTATAAATAGTCCGTAGAATTCCTGTAATTGCGCTAGCTTGTTTTCACAATCGCATTTCTCAAAGATGCACCTAGTTCTATGGTAATAATCCATAGTGTGATAAGCGTGTGCTAAGAGATGAGAGATTGGATACCAAGTTTTATCCATATTGCCCCTTTCGTTAAAAAAAGGTTAAGGCTTACCTGTGTCAAAACACGGCATTGAATTATAACAATTTGATAACGGCGTTAGCGCCAGAGTTCGCCCTCAGCTATGAAAGACCCATCTTTATTAAAAGGCACTAACTCAGGTTTAACTATGCCGTCTTGCTCGTACAAGATTCCAAATCCTGCTTGCCAGTTAGCGTGCCCCTCTTTCATATAACGCATACCAGAAGAATTAAGGTCGCATAGATGCCCAACTTCCATACCCCAAAGTGTTGAAAGATTCCCAGCAAATCCGTGACTTGCAGAGCTTATGCCTTGTCTATGTGTGTGACCACAAATAACATTCTTACCTGTTCTTGTAGCTAATCCAAGAGCTGTTTGTCCTGCGTGATTGTAAAGCCTACCCTCATCGCCGTGACCCATAATTACGCCTCTAGCAACTTCTGTTAAAGACCTGTTGTAAGTAACTTTAATATCTTTGTCGTTGTAACCTAAAAGGTTTTCAATCTTAATTGCATCTATAACACTAAATGCTGGTGCGTGACGGCTAATGTATTTTTCTATACGAATCGTGTGGTTGCTTCGTTGAATTTGGAAAGGCTTACTGCGTCCAATAGCACTACGGAATTCTTTGAGTAAGCCTTTCAAACCTATTATATTCTTTTGTAAAGAACCCTCAAACTCTAAGGCTGTGCCACGTGCATAGGTTGATATTGTCTGACAATCAAGCTCATCACCGACACACAATAATTTATCTGGTTTAACATAATCAACATAATTAAGAAGTGCTTCTACATAAGATTTTTTAATGTAAGGGTATTGCAAGTCTGAGATTACGACGTAACGTTTGATAGTTACCTCTTTCGTGTAGGTTTCTTACCTAACTGTGAGTTAATACTATCTATAGTACTACGAATTTTAACAATATCTAACTGTAGGCGTGTCACTTTATCCGATAAAGATGAACCACCATTAGGAAACAATTGCGATTTCATTTTAATAATCTCTGCAGTTGCCTTAATAACCAAAACAAGGATAGTAATAAGCAAACCAATAATGCCAATAAGTTCATTTATCATTGGCCATCGTACCAATAAGGGTCGTAAAAATCGTCATCGTCATCTTCATCAGGTGAAAGAGTAAATTGGTATTTTTCAGCTGCATAATTTATCATTCCAAAAACTGAATGTTGTGGCATATCTTCATTAGCCATAATCTTTATTGTTTTTTTCTTACCATCAAAAACTTCTAAAAGTGCTACAAATCCTACTATAAGTTTTCCGTCTTCGTGTGCTTTGTTAATCACTTTTACTAGTTCACTAGCCATTACGTCTGGTAATTCAATTGTTTGTTTTTTTGCTTTAGGTTTGCTCATATACCAAATACCTTTCCGTTAAGGTCGCCTGCCTGTGTAAAGGATATATGCAAATGTGATACGTGTGGGTTAGAGCCTTTATAGACACGCCAAGCCCAGTTTTGACGCGATGAAGTTATACGGTGTTGATGGATTATGTAACTAATCCTTTTGTCGCCTTTCAATGCAATTGTCTTAATCTGTTCGGCTAATAGCCAAGATTCTTTAGATGAGTTTTTAACAAGGTCTGAGTCAATGTCTATAGCACGAACCCAACCATTCTTATCTGGGTTGTGGTCTGATTTACGTGCGTTGTGTGCTGTGTCGCCTATCCAGCCGTCCGAGCGTTTATCGCGTTTAGGATATTTGGCGTTTATTTCAGAGCGTAATTGCTCAGCTGCTTTACTTAACCTTGGTTTTGGCATTTGGATTCATCGCGCCCATTGAAGCAGCTACGACAGCACCAAGTACAGCTCTGTAATCAAGGGCGAAGTCTGTTGCTTGCCAAGCTGCTAAAAAAGCAATTGCAGCTAAAGAAAATTGTTTATGGTTAAAGGATTGAAGCAAGTTCATCTTTTGTTAGTCCTGCTATTTCTGCTAACTTTTTAATAGCAGATTCTCTGGCTTCTTGTTTGGCTTTATACTCGGCTTCGAGTAGTGTTTTAGCATCTGCTGTGGCTTTTCTGTCTGCTAAAAATGCTTCTTTATCTGCACCTGTTAGTTCAATTACTTGGTCGTCAATACCGACCATAATTTTATTTGTTGAAGCCATAAACTGACAATTCTCCTGTCGCACTAGAACCAAATACAATAGTAAAACCTGTATATGAAGTTGTTACAGTCATAGTTCCTGAAGTTGTTACAGAATAATCATTATTTAATCCTTGTCTAAATGTTGTTAATTTAGTTAGAAAAGGTGAAAAAATTAAAATTTCAATACCTGTTTGTGTGCTTAAATCTCCTAAAAGAAAACCTGTTCCTGATTGATTTGATTCACCTGTTAATCCTGTTGCGTTTGTATTGCCAATATAAATGCGACTGTATTTGTAATTAGACGAACTGTTATCTGAACCACCAACT